AAGAAGAAGAAAACGAAGAACCCGACTGCTCCAAGACCTAAAGACAAACCGATTGCTCCAAGACCTAAAGACAAACCTGATATTCACGATGAAGGTAGCTACACTTCAACCAAGGTAGAAGTTAAAAAAGGCGGTAGTTTGAAAAAAGCTATCAAGTATGAAATAGGTGGTATGGTTAAACCAGCGTATATGAGAAACAGATAAGGTAAAGAACGATGTCAGTAGCAACTACATCAGATTTTGATAGTACCTTCTTTATAGATGAAGTAATAGAAGAAGCTTATGCTATGATAGGTGGACAGGCAGAACTTGCCAATGACGCAATCACTGCCAGGAGATCACTTAATCTTCTTCTTACTGACTGGCAAAATCGTGGTGTACTTCTCTGGGGTACAGACCTTGCAACTATTACACTGGTTGCTGGTACTACTGAATATGAATTGGCATCAGATACTATTGATGTGCTTACTGGCTATATTAGATTAGCCACTAATTCTAATGACTTTCAGATGACTAGAGTAGGTTATGAAGAGTACGAAGGAATTACAAATAAAGCTACTCCAGGCAGACCTACACAGTTTGCTACGCTAAAAGGTAGAGAAAATGTAACTATCTATTTCTTTCCCACTCCTGATGCAGCCACTACTTATACCTTTAGACACTATAGAATGAAGCGTCTTAAAGATGTTAATAAGAGTGGTCTTCAAAATGCTGATATTCCATTTAGATTTCTTCCTTGTTTAACTTGTGGTCTTGCTTATTATCTTAGTTATAAAAGACCACAGATACCAGTAGAGCGTATAACCATGCTTAAAGATAAGTACGAGGCGCTTCTTAGCACCGCCTTGTTAGCTGATAAAGAAAGAGTGAACCTCTTTATAACTCCTCGTTTAACTAGGGTATAGAAAATGGCCAAACCAAAAGGACTATATGCAAACATTAATAAAAGAAAGAAAAACAACACCAGTAGGTCTAAAGAGGACAGTACTGTCACAACTAAAGCTTATGCTAATATGAAAGCAGGTTTCCCTAAGAAGAAGAAAAAAAGTGGCAAAAAAAGAAAAGGGTAAACCTACCAATGTTAAAACTTTTGCAAGCAGGAAGCAATAGATATGGCAGCAAAGAAAAATAAAAAATTAACTTCTGGTCAACTAGCTACACTTAAAAAACATAGTGAACATCACACTGCTAAACATATGAAAGTTATGACTAAGGATATGGAAGCAGGTAAATCATTTACTCAATCACACAAAGATGCTATGAAAAAAGTAGGAAAGTAATGGCTGAGAAAAAAGGGAGCATGAAGGGACATAGTATCAGCGGTGGACAGAAGAGACCCACCAAGTCTGGTGCTGGTATGACCAAGAAAGGTGTGGCAAAGTATAGGAAGGACAACCCAGGTAGTAAGTTGAAGACAGCGGTCACAGGGTCTGTTAAGAAAGGTAGTAAGGATTCAAAGAGGCGTAAGAGCTACTGCGCCAGATCAGCAGGACAGATGAAGAAGTTTCCCAAAGCTGCAAAGGACCCTAACTCAAGGCTTAGACAAGCTAGAAAAAGGTGGAAGTGTTAAAATGCAAAAAGGTTTCTTTATAAGTGACAGGTCAGGGTTTAGATTTAAACTTAGTGAACGTACCATAGAACCGGGAACACGTTTTGTAGTTGCAAAAAGTGAAAGCGACGGTATTTATAATCTTGTAACAGACCCACTAAATAGAGTAAGATTCTATAAAGATAATGAAACTATTAGAAATGCCAGGCCACCTGATAATGCTGATAGAAATCAAAGTTGGAGCGCAGTGACCACTACCTGGGGTGAAGAAACTACACAGTGGAATTTTATATAGGAGACTACAATGCCTAGAGCTTATTTTAATGCAAAGAAAGACGAAAAGAAAACAGCAACTAAAAAGAAGTCTTCTGGAAAAAAACGTCCAGGTTATAAAGATAGAGAAGACGAAAGTTTAGGAGAACGTAAAGGTAAGAAGTCTCAAAGTTTTAAAGACAGGCGTGATGAAGCCCAAGGTGCAAGAAAACGTAAGAGTAGTAAGAAGGAAGGTAGAAGCTCAGTCTTTGGCCTTAAAAAGAAATAAGGAATAACACAACATGGCAAACTTAACAAATGCCAAGATAGCCAATACCTTTAGAGACTTGCTACAAGTTAATGCAGCAACTTCTAATGCAGGGCTAGACGGAACGGTAAGAAATATTCAAGACGGAGGAGGAACCGCTTCTCCCATTGCCATGAGTACGGCTCAGTTAAACGTATCAGGACAATTTGCTCTAGGAGGTACTGTTCTAACTGCCACGGCAGACCAGCTTAACAGCCTCGCAGCGGGTGGTTTCACTGCCCTGACTCATGGGGACGGCACTGTTCTACTTTCCATGAACGGTGTCTCAGTGTCCACTGCCACCACCAGTGCCACAGTTGTGGTCAATCCTACGCTTAGTCTGACAGAGGTAGACGCTGCCACGGGTAGCTTCAGCACCGCTGTCAGCGCAACTAGCCTTGTAGCAGCAAAGGGTAGCTTTACCACCAAGGTATCAGGAGTAGCTGCAGAGTTCTCTGGTAATGTATCCGCTGCTAACCTCTTTGCCTCTACCAATATCTTCATAGGCGGCACTGCTATACCTAATGCAGCTGCACTGACCAGTGTTAATAATGTTATCACTGCTCTCTCTGCCACCATGGCAACCAGTATTGCAAACAGAACTGCTGCTATTACCTCTGTTAACACTGTTATAACAAACCTATCAGCTACAATGGCCACTAGCATTGCTGCCAGAACTGCTGCTATTACCTCTGTTAACACTGTTATAACAAACTTATCAGCTACCTTTGCCGCTAGTATTGGTAATCGTACCACGGCTATAACTGCTAATACTGCTGCTATTACTTCTATCAATACAGTTGTTGCAAATGTTTCTTCTACTCTGGCCACTAGCATAGCCACCAGATTACCTCTGGCAGGTGGTACACTTACAGGAACAGTATCTGGTACTACACTGGTGATGAGCGCAGGAGTAGGGCTAGGCGCTGTAAGTACTCTCCTGGGAAAGAAACTTAGAATGACAGCGGGAGGTGCAATTGCAGACCTTGTAACTCTTACTGATGGAACAAACATAGCCGTAGACCTCAACACAGGCCAAAACTTTACCGTGACGCTGGGCGGGAACAGAACTCTTTCCAATCCCACCAACTGTGTGGCAGGACAGGTGGGTAGTATCTTTATCACACAGGACGGCACAGGTTCTCAAACACTTGCCTATGGTTCTTCTTGGGACTTTATAGCAGGAGAAGCTCCTGTTCTTTCCACAGACGCAGCGGCAAGAGACAGGCTAGATTATATTGTACAAACATCTACAGATGTTCAAGCTGTTCTGACAAAGGCGTATTCATAATGAGTGTTTTTAATAACAATCTTCTACTAGGTGCAGCTGGTCAAGGAGGCGCTGCTGAGTTTGACACTACGCTCATTCCTAATTCTGTATGGTTAGACGGAGCGGCGGATAGTTTAAGTAAGACTTTTTCCAGCGGATCAGCGCAGACAAAGATCGTTATATCTATGTGGGTCCAGAGAAATTCATTTGGCACCGCTCAAGACATCTTCATGGCCCAAGGTGGTGATGGAGGCGCTTCTCGGCAAAACCGAATCCATTTTCAAGCGGATGACACAATAGATATTTCGCTTGAAACAACCACCGTCAAAACAATTATTTATAGCACAACACGAGTATTCCGAGATGTAGGGTGGTATCATATTCTTCTTAGTATTGACCAAGGAGAAACTGTTGGTCCTGCGCAGGTAAATCTTTTTGTAAATGGCGTTGCTGTAACCATTGCAGCTACAGTTCTTGATCAAGGATTTACCGCAGCTTTGAGTAGTTGGGGTAATGCTGCGTTGCATGTCGTTGGCTCCAACGCGGGTACTGGTATTTTTTATAAAGGCTATCAAACACAAACAACTATGTTGATAGGAAAGTCAATCCAATCTGGAGACGTAGCCGTAACAGACTTTTTAGATTCTTTTACCTTCGGTACAAACGGATCACAATTTACCCCTAAAGCAAATGCAGATATAGCTGCTTTGGCCAGTACAGCAGGAGGTAACAGTTTTTGTTTAGACTACGCAAACTCGTCTGATCTGGGTAATGACATCAGTTCTTTGGGAAATGACTTTTCTCTCAATAGTATGGCATCGGCTAATCAAAGAGCTAACACCCCGAGTCTGGTTTATCCCACTATGAATCCGCTTAATGATGTTGCCACTGTTGTTTTAAGTGAAGGCAATACAAGAGTTAACGCACAAGCAAATGCCTCAATTCGCTCAACAGCTTTTGTTGCTGATGGTAAGCGTTACGCAGAAATAACTGTCACTGCCATAGGAAATAGTTATTTAGGTGTAGCAGTCAATGGAACTAATCCGACAAGCTTCGCAGCCACTGGTGCTGTAGCATGTCAACAAGGTGGTGATATCTATGTAAGTTCTAGTTCCCCGTCTGGTAATAAATGTCCTGCGTATACGACTAATGATGTATTGGGTATTTTAATAGACGTGGAAGCTAATAAATTTTGGGTAAGTAAGAATGGTACGTTTCACTCCATGGATCGTAACCCAACCATAACACTTTCTGCCTCACAAGTTTTGGCGGGGACAGGCGGGTTTGTCCTTACTGCGCTAGGTAGCGCTGGGGCATATGGAATTCATGTTGGTAATTCTGATGGCAGCGCCGCTAACGTATCTGTAAATTTTGGTCAGGACGACTTTGAGCATACGCCTCCAACTGGTTATTTAGACTGGGGTAGTAATAATGCGACTGCTCCAGAGTTTCAAGGTGCTGATCACTTCAACGCTGTCGTTTACGAAGGCTCCGGATCAGCACAAACAATTGGCTCTGGAGAGAGTGGTTCAAACTTTACCGCACTGGCATTTATTAAAAATAGAGACGCTGCCGATGACAATATTTGGATGGACCGCGTTATTGGAACAGGCGGTTATTTGAGTACAACGCAGAATGACAGTGGGACTGCTGCAACTGCACACGGCAGCGGTGGCTCTGATATCCTTACATCCGAGGCGCAAGCCGTAAAAACATTTGGTATGCGCTCTGTCACGATTGGCACCATGAATGAGGTAAATACCTCTGGTGAAAGCTATATTTTGTGGCAGTGGCTACTCGGAACCAGTGCAACATCAGCAGGATCAATTACCACTGGCTCTCCAACCCTAACAACAACTGGACTTGTAGCAGACACAAAGCATTTTTCTATTGTCCAATACACGGGAAACGGATTACTCAATGCCACTTTTGCACATGGTCTAGGCGCAGCACCTAATACTATTATAATAAAACGACGAAGCGGTGCAGCAGCAAATAGTGATTGGGAGATTCACAATGACGCAATAGCCATATCAAAAAATAACACTTTCCCGCATTATCGCATCGCGACTAGTGCTGGAGGAACCACGGGTGCTATTGAAGCAAGTGGAAATGATTTAGTACAAATAGGCACTGCTTCTGCTACTAATAAAAGTTCTGAGACACATATGGCGTACTGTTTCAGGAACACTCCTGGTGTGTTTAAATCTGGTGTCTATTCAGGCAATAGTTCAACAGACGGGGCTTACGTCAGCGTAGGCTTCAGACCTAAATTTGTTTGGATTTGGAATACAACACTTACAAGCTCTAATGCAGGAAGACCAATAATTGACACTGCAAGGTATAAATTTAACGGCGCAACAAGCGCAGGTGGGACTAACGGCGGCGTTGTTTTTACAGATAATCGCATAGCCGAGGAAGCCATGAATACTTCGCTAGGGGTTAACCCAGCAATAGATATCCTTGCTGATGGCTTTAAACTAAGAACAAGCGACAGCACCATTAATGCTGGCACAGTGTATGGATTCATTTGTATGGCAGACATAGGCGGGAACGGGACGCTACCTCCGATTTACGCACGGTAATTTAACAAAGGAACTAAGAACATGTGGGCAAGGATTATGGGTGAACAACTAGTAGAAATGATAAGCCGTCCTAAAGAGCTTACCATTGACAATGTAGTATACCCTAAACA